GGCAAGGTGAAGCTGCGCGACGTCATGTTCCTTGCGCACCCGAAACCGGACAGCGAGGAACAAAAGGCGCTGTTCAAAAAGATCGCCGACAAAACATTGGCCACACCGGACACATGGGAAGTGGCGTTGAGTGGCGGGGCCGACAAAAAGGAAACGTTCACGCGACTGCTTAACGAGCGAAAGCTAGGCGCACTGGCGCTGCTTCGTAACCTGCGCAACATGCAACAGGCAGGCGTTGAGACATCGCTGATCCGCGAAGCAATTAAAACCATGAAGACAGAACGCGTGTTGCCGTTCCGGTTCATTTCGGCTGCGCGTTACGCGCCCGACCTAGAGCCGGAATTGGAAGGCGCGATGTTCAAGTGTTTGGAAGGCGCGCCGAAGCTGGCAGGTGAAACGGTTCTGCTCGTTGACGTTTCCGGTTCGATGAACACAATGCTATCAGGCAAGTCGGAAATGCTACGGCTGGACGCGGCTTACGGCTTGGCGATGTTGTTGCGCGAGATTTGCGACGAGGTAAAAATCTTCAGCTTCTCGCAATCGTTTGTTAAGATTGCGCCACGGCGCGGGTTCGGTTTGCGCGACGCGATCAACCACAGCCAGCAGCACGGCGGCACACCGTTGGGACAAGCCATCGCGAGCGTCTATGGCGAGCGAGACACACCGACATCGCGGGCGCAATCGACCAGTGGTTTCCTTCTTGGTTATCACACTGGTGACGCGACCTATGTCGGCCAAGGATTGAAACCTGACCGGCTGATTGTCATTACCGACGAACAGGCGGGCGACAAGGTGCCTGATCCGGCATACGGCAAAGGCTACATGATCAACGTGGCGAGCGCGCACAACGGCGTTGGCTATGGCGCATGGCTGCACGTGGACGGCTTCAGCGAATCAATCATTGATTACATTGCGGCGTACGAGAAAGCGGAGCGCGAGTAATGTTAAAGCCACAGCGGTTCGCGATGTCCAACCGAACAATGGGGCCACCGGAAGGCTGGACGGACGAGGAGTGTAACACCATTCACGCGTTCGCCGGTAAGTACGGCAACGACAAGCCGGTAATGATCACCGCATGGCGACCTGCGCCGGAAGACTTGGTACGGCTCAACGCGGGCGAACCGTTGTGGCTACATATCTGCATGGCTGACAAAAACGGCAACGCCACAATGCCGCCTGTGTTACTGGACACAAAAGACCCGTGGGATTGAACGGTAAATGGCAGGTTCACACCAAAGGCGGGCCAGAGGAAGCACCGTTTGAGATTTGCGTCATCCGCGAAGACAACGAGCACGGCAAGCGATCGTACGGCTGGTTCGGCGGACACAAGCGATTGATTTCAAGTAGCGGCGGGCCATGCCGTGACGTCGTCACATGGGATGTTTGGACGTTGCTTTTCGACGTTGCGCAGAAGACGGCTGATCGGTTGAACGCGCAGGATAAACTGCAGAGGCGGTAAAAATTATTGCAGCGCGCCGCGCCACCGTGTAACGGTAGGCGCTTGAGAGCTTAACCGCGCCGCAACAAATGCCCGTCAATTCAACCCACGAAGTTTACGACCGGTTAATCGAAAGTTGGGAGCTAGTGCGCGACTGTTACGAGGGCGCGCGCGGCTTGCAGGGAGAGCGCGAGGAGCGTTACCTGCCGCGACTCTCAAAACAAACCGACCCAGAGTATTACCGCTATCGCAAGCGGGCCATCTTTTTCAACGCGGTAAAGCGCACGGTGCAGGCGATGACAGGCTTCGTCTTTCGCCAGAACCCGGAAGTGGTGACACCGAACAATCCGGTGATGGCAGAGTTTCTGCGTGACTGCACTTTGACCGGCAAAAGTTTCTACGATTACGCCAAGGAAACAGTCGGCGAGGTGCACAAGGTTGGCGGTCGCGGCACACTGGTTGATTGGCGACCGGAACCGAACAATCGGCCGTTCCTGATCGCATACGAGCGCGAGGATATTCGAAACTGGCGCTACGATATGATTGGTGGCCAAAGCGTACTGGCTCTGCTGGTGTTGTGTGAGCGCAGTACGCAATGGATTCGAACGTCGCCGGAGGAAAAGGAACCGGACGAATTTTCAACGCGCTGTTACCAGCAGTTTCGTGTTATCACGCTGGAACAAGACACACCGGACGGCGAGTACTACGTTTACGTCCGCGTCTTCAGGCCCAAGGCTGGCATGAACACACAGCAGCCGATCCAGAAGCCAGCCGGAACCGGTGGCGTCCCAACAACCGTCATCAACCAGATACCGATTGAGTTCGTGTTGGTTGATCAAATGGTGCCAATGCGCGGCACCAACACGCTAAACAGAATCCCGTTCGTGTTTCACGGTTCGGAAATCAACGACATCGATACCACCGACATTCCGATGGAGACGATTGCTGAAATCAACGTCGGCCATTACCGGAACAGCGCCGACTACGAGAACGCATTGCACAGGGCTGGCCAGCCGACGCTTGTTTTGACCGGCTTTGATTTCAGCGACAAAGCGCCACAGGAAGGAATTCGGCTCGGCTCGGAAGAAGGTTTGGTATCGGACAACGTCAACGCCAAAGCTGAATACGTTTCTTACGACGCCAACAAAGCGAGCGCGCTGACCGGCGCGATGGACAAGAAGGAAGAACAGATGGCAGCGCAAGGCGCGCGCATATTGGAAAAACAAACCAGCAGCAAAGGCGTCGAAGCGTTTGAGACCGTCCAATTACGGGAAGGCGCAGGCACGAGCGCGCTGATGACCATGACCATCGCCAACACCCAAAGCCTGACTGACGTCTTGCAATGGACGGTCTGGTGGACGGATCGCTCAATTGAACAGCCGGAAGACTTGGACAGCGGCGGCGAGGACGACAAAGCGAAGGTTTATACCGAGCTCAACACCGAGTTTATTCAATTGGTCATGGATTCGCCAATGCTGCACGAATTAACAGCGGCATACCTCCAAGGCGCGATCAGCTTCGATACTTACTTCGAGAACATGCAAAAGGGCGGCGTAGTCAGCAGCGAGCGCAAGAAGGAAGAAGAAGAACAAGCCATCAAAGACAGTCCGGTGAATGTGCCGGCAGCAGGCGCATTACCAACTGGCCAACCCGGACAACGCCAACAGCAGCAGCCACCGCCCGGACAGCAAACACGACAGCCACCAAAGCAGCAGCAACAAAGGCAGGCGTAGTGGGATCGAACGGAGCCAACGACACCGCATTTCAAGAACAGATCAAACGCCAGCGATACAAGATGTGTTTGGTCAAAACTCCGTTCGCTAGTGAAAAGCTCGCAGAAGTTTACGGACATAAATCATATCACTGTCCACACTGCGGACTGTGGCACCGTGACGGTTTAGCTCCGCGCAAGACAGCGCGGGGATGACGGTCTATCATCTGATTCCAACGGATGAAGAAGATCTGCACGAGGCCGACGTCAACTGCACGTGCGAACCCGTTTTCGTTGGGCCCCATCGTCTCGATAGAATGGACGACGATATGCGTGAAGCCACCTGCTTTGAACATTTCCCGTTCTCGCCTCTTGAACAGCCGACCGACACCGAGTGGGCCGAGTACCAGATCAAGGAAGAAGTGACCGATGGCTAAACAACTGCGCGTCACTGACCAGATTCATCAGGACGTGGTGCGCCAAGCCGTCAACCTGATGCGGTTCAGCGAAGGTGTGCGAGCCAAGATCATCAGCCAACTCGAGGAACTGGAAGCCAACTTGGTTAAAAACCTGCTTAACGCGTCCGGCAAAACAGATTTCACAATCGCGCGGATGCGGGCGCTTCTGCAACAAACGCGGGAAACAATCGCGAGCGCCTACGACAACGTTGCCAAGGACACCGGTACAGCCTTGGAAGCGGCGGCCAAATTGGCAGCAGCCGACACGGCGCAACTGATCAATGACGCAGTCGGTGCGGGCCTCGTCAGCGTGGTGTTATCACCGGAACAGCTTGAAGTGCTGGCGACAAAGACGCTTTCGCTCGGCGCGGTCAACGCGGATTGGTGGGCGCAACAGGACGCCAACCTTGTGCAAAAGTTTTCGCGGACAATTCGCGAAGGCCAGTTCCGCGGCGAAACGATTGATCAGTTGGTGCGCCGGATACGCGGCAGTCGCGAGGCAGGTTACAAGGACGGCGTGATGAACGCGAGCTACAGCCAAGCTGAGGCGCTGGTAAGAACCAATGTCCAGACGGTGGCAGGCGAAGCGCGCGCGCTGGTTTACGAAAAGAACACCGACATCATTAAATCGGTGCAATGGATGTCAACGCTCGACGTTCGCACCTGCGAATACTGCATGGCGCTGGACGGCAAACAATGGAAGATACCGGACGAGACCGGCTTCAGTTATTCGGACTATGAGCCGATCGGTCACAAATACGAATATCCGGGCGTCACGGCGCACTGGAACTGCCGTTGCGTGACGATCCCTGTAACCTTTTCGTGGGAAGAACTGGCGTACGCGCACGGTAACAGCGCGCAGGCGAAGGCCGCTAACGAGGTGCCTCTTGAAACGCGGGCCAGCATGGACGGCCAAGTGGCAGCGACAATGACTTATCCTGAGTGGCTGGCCGCGCAACCACCGGAAGTGCAGGACGAGGCTCTTGGGCCAGTGCGGGCTGAACTGTTTCGAACTGGCGCGCTTTCGATTGGTGATTTCACGCTGCCACAGAGCGGCAATTTCCTCACGATTAACCAACTGCAAGAAGCCTTCCCTGAAGCCTTCGCGACAGCAGCCGAGCCGACCGCGCACGAATTGGTTGACCTGAAACCGTCAACCGAACCAACTGACACCGGCACCGCGCCTATGGCCGAGCCGGAACCATCGAAGCCATCAGCGCCGGAACCGCCTGAGCCAGCCGTTGAAGGCATGGAGCGCACCAGCACAAAAGATGCGATGATGACGCTCCCTGTCAGTGGCAAAGAAGGGCTTGGCGGCGGGGTCAACCAAACGTTCACCTACAACATTGAAGGCGGAATGAAAGGCGTATTCAAACCGGAGGTTGGCGAAACCAGCCAACGCTCAAGCATCGACAATAAACTCGGCGCGTCATTGTGGCAGCGCGAAGTCGCGGCGTCCGATGTCGCGGACATCTTGGAGCAATACGACCTTGTGCCGGTCACAGTCGAACGCACCATTAACGGGGAGGTCGGTTCACTACAAGCGTTCGCGAAAGGCGCGCGCGTCGGAAAAAGTTTCGATTTTGACGATCCTGAAATGTATGGCCGCGACCGAGAACAGTTCAAGCGCGCGGCGGCATTTGATTTCTTGATTGGCAACACCGACCGGCACCCCGGCAACTGGATGGTCGGCACTGACGGTAAGCTGGTATTGATTGACAACGGCTATGCATTCCCGAATGCCAATTACCAACTACGTTCCTACCTGATAGGGAACGCGGAAAAAAAAGGCACCACCATCACGCCGGAGATACGGGCTTGGATCGACAAATGGCCGGAGATTGAAAAGTATCTTAAAGACGCCGGATTCAGCAACGCTGAAATCGACGCAATGAAACAGCGGCTCGACTTCCTTGTTCAACAAACATCATTCAAAAACTTCGCAATGAACGCAAGAAAGGCGATCCGTGCAGTGGTCGATTATTATTAAAATGAAACAAAAAGTTCAACTCCTCAGCTTCAACGGCGACGCCGACGAAACGGTTGGCGAAATCTATCTGGAAGACGGCCATGTTACCAGCAACCGCACACAGATCGCGCTCAACGTACTGCGCGCGCCGGTTTGGTTAGACAATGACACGGTGAAGCTGGCCGATGATCCGGTGCGCTGGTTTAACGGGTTGGCCGCGCACTACAAAAGCTACGCGCTGCGGGCTACAAAACCGGCGAGAGCCTAATTATTTTACGCGCCAAATGGCGCGTTTATTCAGGAAACGCCTCGTAACGAGCGACATCCGCTCCGAGGTGCAAGGCTGATTTCAGTGTTGACATGGCGCGCCTAGTGCACTATGTTTAGGTATGACACGATACAGTTCAGACAGTACCAAA